GTTGCCCAGACGATAGGCAGATCGTCCAGCGCGTTTTCTGACACATCCGCAAAGGCACCGAGCGCCACCTGATGACCAAAGAAGGTTTCAACCCCGCCTTCCCCGCTCTGGCGTCCGGCCCGTATCAGGCCAAACCAGGCGCCCATGGCGATGACGTCGTTGTAGCAGATCACGGCGCTGATGGTGGGGCTGGCGCGGAGCAACGTCCCGATCGCCTCTGCCGCCTGCTTCTGGCTGGACTCGCACTCCACCACCCACTCACTGTGGAACGGCAGGCCGTATTTAATCAGCGTTGAACAGTAGCCGCCCACCCGTTCGGCGCGGGTCAGCGACGAGCTTTTTCCGCCCAGCCAGGCAATCCGCTGATGGCCGCGGCGAATAAGATGTTCGGTCAGCATTTGTGCTGCCTGCATGTTGTCCGGGCGCAGGGTATCGGCCTCATCCAGATAGCTGGCGCGAGAAGCAAACACCAGCGGAACACCCTTCTGGGCTGCCCGTTCGCACAGTTCGTTGCTTAACCCGGATGCCCCGGCAACGATAACCCCATCGACCCCCTGGGTCAGCAGCATGTCGAGGCGCTGGAGCAATTGATCCGCTTCCCGGCCACCGTGGAGTAAAAAGACCATCCGGCCTTGCGATTCCAGCGCCTCCGTCAGCCCTGCCGTCAGTTCGGCATAAAACGGCGAGGTCAGATCGCGGACAATCAGGCCAATCACCCCGCTTTGTCCACCGCGCAGCGCCGAAGCCTGCCGGTTACGAACAAATCCTAATTGCTCAACCGCATCGTTAACGCGCTGGCCCGTCGCGGAGGAGATCCGCCCTTTTCCGCTCAGCACCAGTGACACCGTGCTGACGGACACGCCCGCCGCCTGCGCGACGTCATTGATGGTGATCTTTTTCGCTACAGCCATGTGATGGCGTGACTCCCTGACAATGAGATCGGTAAAACGTTTTATCAATACGTTATCTTTATACTACCAGTTAAAGACTAAGAATGTGATTTAGCGCGCACTAAAATTTGATAAAACGTTTTATCTTCTCGCAGCATTGAAGCAGATAAACTGATTTTAACAACACAGGAGTCGTTTTATGACGGCGAAAGCAGCACAAAAAATATCGCTGTGGGAGTTTTTCCAGCAACTGGGTAAAACCTTTATGCTGCCCGTGGCGCTCCTCTCGTTCTGCGGGATCATGCTGGGGATCGGCAGCTCGCTAAGCAGTCACGATGTGATTACGCTGATCCCGTTCCTTGGCAATCCTGTGCTGCAGGCTGTCTTCATCTGGATGAGCAAGGTCGGCTCCTTTGCCTTTAGCTTCCTGCCGGTGATGTTCTGTATCGCTATCCCGCTGGGACTGGCGCGGGAAAACAAAGGTGTAGCGGCATTTGCCGGTTTCGTTGGCTATGCGGTGATGAACCTGGCGGTCAACTTTTGGCTCACTGCCAAAGGCATCCTGCCGACCACCGATGCGGCAGTACTCAAGGCCAACAACATACAGAGCGTGATTGGTATTCAGTCTATTGATACCGGGATTCTCGGCGCAGTGATCGCGGGTGTGATCATCTGGATGCTGCACGAGCGTTTTCACAATATCCGCCTGCCGGACGCGCTGGCATTCTTTGGTGGCACCCGTTTTGTACCCATTATCACCCTTGTGGTGATGGGTCTGTTTGGCCTTGTGATCCCGCTGATTTGGCCTGTCTTTGCCATGGGCATTACCGGCATTGGCCGCATCATTAACGGTGCCGGTGATTTTGGACCGATGATCTTCGGTACCGGTGAACGTCTGCTGCTGCCGTTTGGACTTCAGCATATTCTTGTCGCCCTGATCCGTTTCACGGAAGCGGGCGGTACGATGGAGGTGTGCGGTCACGATGTGAGCGGCGCGCTGACCATCTTCCAGGCGCAGCTGAGCTGCCCGACCACCCACGGTTTCTCAGAGAGCGCCACTCGCTTCCTGTCCCAGGGTAAAATGCCAGCCTTCCTCGGTGGCCTGCCGGGCGCAGCCCTGGCGATGTACCACTGTGCTCGCCCGGAAAACCGTCACAAAATTAAAGGCCTGCTGATCTCCGGTGTGATCGCCTGCGTGGTGGGCGGAACCACCGAACCGATTGAATTCCTGTTCCTGTTCGTTGCCCCGGTGCTGTACCTCATCCACGCTGTGCTGACCGGTCTGGGCTTTACCGTGATGGCGGTGCTGGGTGTGACTATCGGCAATACCGACGGCAACGTGATCGACTTTGTGGTGTTCGGCATCCTGCATGGCCTGTCGACCAAATGGTATCTGGTGCCCGTAGTGGCAGCGATCTGGTTCGCGGTGTACTACGGTATCTTCCGCTTCGCCATCACCCGCTTTAACCTGAAAACGCCGGGTCGTGATACCGATGCGGCCACCAGCGTTGAACAGGCGGTTGCGGGTACGATTGGCAAATCCGGCTATAACACCCCTGCCATTCTGGCGGCGCTGGGCGGTGCGGATAACATTACCTCGCTGGATAACTGCATCACCCGCCTGCGTCTGTCGGTGGCAGATATGTCTAAAGTAGATACCAACGCCCTGAAGGCTAACCGCGCTATCGGCGTGGTACAGTTAAACCAGCATAATTTGCAGGTGGTTATCGGCCCGCAGGTGCAATCAGTCAAAGACGAACTGGCGACCCTGATGCGAACAGTAGAAGCCTGATGCCTCACCCCCTCGCCATGAGGGGGTTTTATTTTAAGGACCAACGACATGTTTGATTTTGCTACCGTCGTGGATCGTCACGGTACATGGTGCACCCAGTGGGACTATATTGCCGACCGTTTTGGTGCCGCCGATCTGCTGCCTTTTACCATCTCGGATATGGATTTTGCCACCGCCCCTTGCATCATCGACGCCCTGCAAACGCGCATCGGCCACGGGGTATTTGGCTACAGCCGCTGGAAAAACGACGAATTCCTGGCCGCTGTGGCCCACTGGTTCCACCAGCGTTTTCACAGCACCATCGACACCCGTGCCATCGTCTATGGCCCCTCGGTGATCTATATGGTGTCAGAGTTGATTCGCCAGTGGTCGGACGCCGGTGACGGCGTGGTGATCCATACCCCCGCTTACGACGCGTTTTATAACGCCATTGCGGGTAATAACCGACAGGTTGTCTCTGTCGGCCTGCAACACTCGGTGGCGGGCTGGCAGTGCGATATGGCCGAACTGGAAGCGGTGCTGGCCCAGCCGCAAAACAAAATCCTGTTGCTCTGTAGCCCGCATAATCCGACCGGCAAGGTCTGGACACGCGACGAGTTAACCACTATGGCTGACCTCTGCGCGCGACATGGCGTGGCGGTGATCAGTGATGAAATCCACATGGATATGGTGTGGGGCGAGCATCGGCATACCCCCTGGTGCGAAGTCGCTCAGGGTAAATGGGCGCTGCTAACCTCTGGCTCCAAGAGCTTCAACATTCCCGCCCTTACCGGCGCATACGGCCTGATTGGCGATGAGGCCAGTCGCATGGCCTATCTGCAGGCGCTGAAAGGCCGTGATGGGCTGTCCTCGCCGTCGGTGCTGGCGCTGGTGGCGCATATTGCGGCGTATCAGCAGGGCGAAGCATGGCTGGATGCGCTGCGCGCTTATCTGGAGGCGAATTTGCAGTACGTGGCCGACACGCTGAATGCCGCTTTCCCGACGTTAAACTGGCAGCCGCCGCAGGCGACCTATCTGGCATGGATCGATCTTCGCCCGCTCGGGATCGATGACAAGGCACTGCAGAAGGTGCTGATCGAGCAGCAAAAAGTGGCAATCATGCCGGGTTATACCTACGGGGATGAAGGCAAAGGCTTTGTCCGTCTTAACGCTGGCTGCCAACGCAGTAAGCTTGAGCAGGGTGTCGAGCGCCTGATTGCCGGGATCCGTACTTTGCAATAATTCGTTTGCGCAACGGAATAATCCCTTGCGCAAATAGCTTTTTCTCTCTTTTTGTTTTTATAATAGCTCGCACATTACAGTTAATTCGTGAAAAGTCGTTGAAAATCAATGTTTATTAATCTTTTCAAACAGTTGCTTAACACATAGTATTAACATTATCTCGCATTAACTGACATTTATCTGTCCCCCTTTGTGTCCCTAACATACATTTTGCCCCCAGCGTGCCCCCAGATCTTCTCCCTTCTGCGTAATTCCTTTCAGAAATTATATCGGCCGCTTTAAGAGATATAAGTCTCTGGGTAAAATCACCACCTATCCGTTTATAATATTTAAAGTTGCGCACCGCTTCTTACATCTAATTCCGCTTCGCGCCATGAGTAAACATTGATACATATCGGTGATAGACCTGTAAGTTTTAGAAGGTAACCATACTACGCTTCAGAGAAATAACTTGATCTGGGGTTGCGTAAAATTCATTATCTTTACTTATAGAAAACACCAAAATTCCCAAATGAAAATCAACATTTATATTTTTTAGCCAACTGATAAAATAAATCTAGCTTTGTAATTGAGGAGCTTTTTATTTCATTAGTAATGCTTTCTTGAACTTTATTTGGTGTTAAAATATCAGCAATATCATAACGGCAAAACTCAATATGTGTAGGGTCATTAATGTTTGATATTTTATTTTTGTACGTGAGAGCGCCTGCTATATTCCGTCGGCATTTTATAGGTATAGTGAATCCATCTTCTTCATATGTTTTATAATATGATAGACTATCTTGAAAAAGGTCATTGGTATAAGGCGTATTCAATCCTTGGTTTTTAAATAGAGAGATTGCATTGCCTTTTATTAACCAATATCGACCAGGTTCAAACCAATAACCTTTTTCTGCCTCTGCTTCAATTTTCAGCATGCCCATACCTCCCCCAATCAAAGGTTCAACATAACGATGGAATTCTTGAGTGCTTTCTGTAGGGATTGAAATATGAAGGGAATCAATATTGCAGTAACAGATTTCCAGCCCTGGAAATTCTTTCATAAACTCAATGGCTTGCAGCATTTTAACTCTTGAGTTTGCTATGACCTGAGAAAAGAGGCTGTGTATGACACTGTCATCCTTAAAGGATATATAAGTAATAGTGATTTTTTTATCTATCTTTATCGTAAAGCGAACTCCATCCGAGAGAATGCCAAAAAAAACAGATAGGTGCATGCCTTCAGGACGCTTAATCCCATAATTCATTTGAAAAAAAAGACATGCCTCGAGAGGTTCATGAAATACAATTGTTCTGAATTTTTTACGGTTTACAGCGCTATGAATAGTCGCAATTTGCAATTTACAAAGTCGTTCAAGTGTCTGATTGCCCTGTTTTTTAAAATTAGTTCTTTGCGCATAAGTACGATGAACATCATTGATTAAAGGGTGGGGTATATTTCTAGCGCTTATCACCCCTTCATATATATATGTTGCTGCAAAATGTTTTGCATAAAAATGAATTTCATTGCTATGAAGTAAAACCTCAACTTGAGACTGTTCATCCATCGAAAAAGAATATTTTCTATTAAGTACTGCAAACTTCAGTGCATGATATTTTTTAATGAATTCAGTTTTTGGATAAGAAAGCAAAACACGGTAAAGACCACTATTTAAAGGCTCATTAGCAAAGTAAATCTTATTTATTTTTGAATAAAATAGTTTCGTTGGATCAGGAAAGTCACCGGTCATGCAAGCGCCATACATTGAGTTAAAATCGAGAGCAATAACACAACGATTTTGACGAGCTTCTGATAATTTAAAAGACTCTTGATAGGGCACGTTTGAAGCATGAAAAAAAGCTAGGTCAAGCGTGGAAACACTACCTATTTTGCGTGCCACTTTATGTAAGTATTTTTGTGACCAGTAATTAGTTGTAGCTCCATTAATTTTTAACTTTGATACATAATTCAAGGCGCGCTTAAGAAAAGTATAATTTTTATGAGAGCAGCTTACATATTTTACGCCCGCGAAAAAAGGATAAATCTCCTCAAAACAAACTAATCTTTTTGCTTTGAAAATCCCTGAACTTATAATTAATTCCTTTTCTCGCCGTGTAAGCGTAAGAATTTCTTTGTGCTTCCCAATATTCGACATAAAACTTAGCCGATTATGGTAATCTTTACCATCAAAGACTTGCTGATCATCAACCCCAACATATAAAAAACTTCTATCAAGATACTTATCGGGATTTTTTGAATATATTCTGCGATGTGTAGGGGTTTCTAAATTCCTCCATGTTTCGGCAATACTAGAATCGAAGGCCCCACATATCAAATGCATTGTTGTTATCCTTAATTTGGATTGTCACCTATTTACCTGTTTACTTTCTTTTACTACTTAAATGATACTGCACACATTCCCCACAATATTTTATCAATGTATTTTTATATTCGGCCAAGCTAATTTCGGAAATTGAGAACAGATTGTCTTTTTTCATGAAATCCATAATAAAATGACGGAGTTCAAGTGGAAAATAGTAAAGCAAGGGTCGCAAATGTCGTAAACGCCAACGATAAATACTTCTTTTTCCCACTTGCGTGCTTGAGCTTGGCATTGCGAACTCTATGGCAATAGAGCTAAGATATCTCTTATGCAGTGAGGTAATGTCTAATGTGTGGTGCTTAAGAAGCTCGTTAAGGCACAAGTGTAGTCTTGCTGTTGATAATAATACCCGCATTTCTTCACGCCCACATAGAACTGACTGGCCTTTGCCCTTCGCAAGATCAACTTCATAATAGATAAACTGACGTAACTCTCCTACCCGTTCATAGGCGAGCTTGTTCTCATCCTTCTTTCTAAGCTCATTCACAATAGAAATGATTCGATTATTCAACTCCTGCGTTAGTGTTATATTTTCGACGCGTAAGAAAAAGTCATACAGTAACAAACTAATGCATTCAGCATTTTTAGCTAAAAGCTGATATCTTTTAGGTAACTTTTCTGCTCGGCCATAACGCCGGACTGCAATATTAGAACCATATTGTAATACTTTATGCACAGTTTTTGTCTGAACATCAGTTCTACTCTTTAGTGGATAAATGGTTTTACTCAATTCCATTTGAAATGCAATTGCTGTGTAACTCAGTTCATTCGCAGATGATGCATTTAATCCGGATGTCTGATTGCCATCATTAGGATCCTCTCCCGGCCAATAGCCACGATCCATCATATAAGGTAAACCGATAGCGATCTCATGCTCAGTCCACGCACCTTTGTTACTAAATGATCCGCTCATAAGACTTAAATGCTCCGAACGCAAAAAATTAGATTGGGGCGTTAACTATCTGCCGTAGTTAAGGCCCCCATAGCACATGCATATTGCAGCGTTAGCTGAATGGCGGCGTATCGACGCCATTGCTTGTTCGAAGAACACTCGTTGGCGGTCAGGCTTATATCAACAAGCCAGCAGAGACTACGAAGCTAGAATAATAGATTGTGTTTAAGTACACAATAATGCCCGTACAACGGCAAGTATGTTTTACTCTGAAAACGACAATTTTAGTTTAGAAATCATCCGGCCTCTTATCTTGAGCGAGGTAAAAGCCCACTTCTCGCTCATAACGGACATTCAACGTGACAAGGAAAGATTATCAGGTCATCCTCTTTTTAATGTACAACCACACCCCATTTATTAAAGCGGAGACTTATCACCATCATCATCGCCAGTGCTATTGATGAAAAAGGTCACCCTGCCCATAACCTCGACCTCTTCCGCCGCCTCTCCCTCGATCGCTTCGCCATCATCCGTTATTAACGCCCTGCCCCTGAGCTTTGCGAACTGCGTCTGGCCACCGGATAGGATCAGCAGCACTTGGCCTTGCAGCAACTTAGAAACCGGTTCTATAACCGCAAATCCTGATGACGTTTCAAGAATTTTGCTATCGATTCCAATGCCGCAAATGGTTTCAGGACAGAGCCTGCGTTCTACATAGTCGGTTGCCGGAGATACGAAACCCATCAGAGCACCCTCCCCATATTGCGCAGCATCCATAGGCGGTTCTGGCTATCGTCCGGCGTCTTGTCTACGAAGCAAGTCTGGTACTGCTCGATCCATTCATTCGCATCAGCCTGGTTGAAATGCCAGTTCCTGGCGCGCAGCTCACGTATGAAGTCTTCTGTATGAAGGCATTGATACCCTTTCGGGTTTAGCTGTATAGCCGCGGTAAAAGCCGCGTTAATGTCTGATTTGCGGGGCATGGTGACCTCTCATTTATTATTACTGTTTATTTATACAGTAGTTTTAAAGAGAGTCCAGGGCAAGGAGGCTGTGCCTATTGATAATTACTGCTGAACATCATGATGCTGTTACGCTTTCAGCGCGTTAATCTCTGCCTTCAGGTCAGCGACTTTCTGCATCAGAGCTTCCATCTTGGCGATAGTGTGGTGGAGCGCTAGTGCGGTGTCCATCATAATGACGTTGTTATCCAGCGCCAGTGTGTCGTCTTTATCACAACGATTCCCGTCCTCGTCGAACTCAGGCGCAGCAGGAACCAGCTTCACATACTCGCGATCAATATCGCGTAAAGCATCCTGAGCAATGATCCCCCGGCGTGCCCGTTCGAAGTAATCCCCGTTATACACGAACGTGCAGGGTTTCAGCTTCCTGATGTTCTCGTAAGATGCCTGGCCGTCGTCATAGGTGATATCGTGCTTCAGAGTGGCATCAGAGGTCGCTGATTTTTGATAGGTGTAGTTGCCAGCAAAGCCGCCATCGCCACTTGTCGAGGTGACTAAATCCCCGTTGGCTGGGGTAAAATACCAGTACCGTATCTTGGATCCACTATCTCCGAACTGTGTTAGCGCAGTGTTAGCCCAGGCGCCCAGCCCGTTACCAACATTACCCCACATCGATCGGAGGTTATACCCACCACCATGTTGATACCCCCAGGAAAGGCCAGCTATAGCCCCGTTACCCGGAGAATCCGTGGCGGTCTCCGCGTAATAAGAGGCATAGTGGGCCTGTGCTGAATTCCACCACGAACTCACGGCTGGACCGCCCATATACAAACGTCCGGGAATTTGCACATTGCCGTTGGACATGAAGTCGAAGTAGTTGTTCTGCGCGGAGTCAGTACCCCCCGCATTTTGCAACACCACCAGTCTGGCAATGGAGTAGTTCCATTCGATGCGTTTCACGACCTGGAGTTGGGCGGATATCTTCTCAACACCATTTACGGTGTACTGTGACTTTATGTATCCGCCATAAACCGTACTACCAACTCCCGGCAGAGACGCGTCATTGATGGTGGATGTCCAGGCAGCAATGGCCCTGCTTAATTCAGCCGTGTCTATTCTGTTTGCCATAACTTAATTCCTTACGCCCAGACGCGAGCCGGTGTTTTCGGTTTAACCACAAAGTCGTTCAGCCCGGATAAATCGAGCGAGTCATTCATGACCCGCAAATTGACGTGATAGCCGGGTTCGGTGGTGTACTTAATGATTTCGTTTTCTTCGCCGGGATTGATAACTTCAGCAGGGAGACTGATAACGCCAATGATATCCAGGCTGATAACAGGGTGAAATAAACCTCCCTGCTCTTCATCATCAACAAACCCCGCCGCGATTAATTGCGTGCGCATTTCTTCGGCGTCTTTGAAACGTAGATATAAATCTCTCATTAGCGGAGTCCATTAATTTGATTGAGCGTCAGCAAGCGGTGCCAGATACGGAAGTTACGGATATGATAAACGGCGAAAGAGTTGCTATTAAATCTGATGGATGTGCTGGATGATGTTGGGCCAGTAGGCGCATTTCCTGCGCGCGTAGTGCTTTTGCCATCAAAGTAACCGACAACTGTATTATCGTTGGCAACATCAACAGTCTGAACATATATTTTCTTATTGAATGGGTAAGTCACATTTGGAATGGCTATTCCACCTGATGACCGATAAGAAATTAACTGGTTCGAAACCCCCCGGAGAATAATATCGTTACGCGCTCCCACATTTAATAAAAAGTCCACGTAGGCCGGGCCAGTTGTAGGCTGAACAAACTGATCTACTGTAAATTCCAGTGCAATGGTACGGGCGAAGATGTCGCCCACCGTGTTGTAGCCGATGTTCCCTTGCGGCTGCAAAGTGAGCAGATCCCCGATCCTAGTCACAGCCGCCGAGCCTGTCGGAATATAGCTCGTAGGGATGGCGGTTTTTTCTACCTGTACGGTTTGTACATAAATAGCAGCGCCAGCAGCGATATTTGCGGTGCCGTTGAACCATATTTGACCAACTAATGAACCAGCACTGGCGACAGCAATGGTCATACTGGCATATATATACCCATCACTACCTAGCGACGTTGTGTAAGTTGCCCCGCCAGATGGTCCACCAACTCTTGCACCAGTAATACCGTCAAAGGCAACATCAGCTATCTGCACATTATCGAGTGCAAAGCGGAAACGAACCCTATCCGATGTTGATTTGAATCTGGCGGATATAGTGAATATTTCACCAGCTGCGGCGGGGATCGTTGGGGTTCCCACTATCCAGTGGTTATTGCTAGGTGTCGTGGCATTCACTGTTCCGAAATAAGTTACAGCTTGAGTTGCGCCATCAGTAATAACCTTGTCGGTTAGGGAGCCGTGTGTGCCCCATTTGGATGGGTCATCACTATTCAGAATATAATTAGTGCTCTGCCCCTCCATTAACAATCCGTCGCGTTCAAAACGCGGCTCGTTAATTTCAGCGATCTGCAATACACCGGATTTGTCGATATACGTTGCTTTGGTTGACCGGGTAAAGGTCGCTGATTTAGTTGGCAGCTCAAGAACCTGCCCGGAGATCGTTAGCTTGTCGTAAGGCGCGAACCCGGCCAGCAGGCGCAGGTCATCATTGAGCGGCAACCAGACGTCAGGGAATGGCGCGGCCTCATAGGGTACAGAGGTCAGCAGCTGCGCGGCGGCCAGTGATGCTGCGGCGCTACTGGCGCTATTAGCAGCATTGGTTTCCGACGTTTTGGCATTCGTCTCAGACGTTTTTGCGTTCGTCTCAGAGGTTTTGGCATTCGTTTCGCTGGTCTTGGCTGCTGAGGCGCTGCTTGCCGCAGCAGTCTTAGACGAGTTCGCGTTCGTCTCTGAGGTTTTTGCGTTTTTCTCTGATGCTGCCGCTGCAGCGGCGCTGGCACCTGCCGCACCCGCCTGGGCGATCAGCTTCGACCAGCTGGGACCCGTCTTTTTCGAACCGTCAGCCAGGGTTACGGTGACGTCACCGGTACCCGATAAAATCAGGTCCTGGTTGGCGATATCAGTTTGCGCCTGGCGAAAACCTTCCGTGACGGCGTTCGCCAAATCGTCATCAAGTGTGGCCATTCGTAATGTCCTTAAAATGAAAAACCCAGCCGGAGCTGGGTTGGAGGTTCTGAGGTTGTGGAGATTAGGAGAAGGAGCCGGTACCGCGCGTAATGGTCAGTGTCGGAGCGGCAATACGCTTACTAGCCGTCCCGGTACCAGTAACCGTAATCGTCCCTGTAATCACGTTTGCCGTAATGTTTCGAACAGCATGACGTACGGTTATCCGAAGCCCACCGGTTCCCGCAGGAATGTAGACGGAACCTAAGTCACGGACATCGCCGTTAATGTTGAGGGTGATGTTTACCAGGCCTTCCCCTTGAATAGATGACGCTGTAATCATTGCCTCAAGCAGAGCTGACTTATTCAGTGATGATGAGGAGGAGTCAGTGAAAGTTATGGTATTGTTTGCCACACCTCCGCCTGAAACGTAAGTATCTGAAGACACACCAACGTTAGCCACATCACCAATGAAGTTTGTCGCTTCAACCGTGCCCTTAAAGCTCCCACTGGTCGCTTCAACCCTGCCTTTAAAGCTCCCGTCAGTGGCATAAATCGTCCCGCGAACGGTCACGCCATTAAACGTGGCATACCCGGATTTATTGATATGCCAGCCGACATTGCCGGTCCCGTCCCAGTTGCTGGACTGGATGTAATTGCCGATCTTGCCGTTGTCGATTGAACCGTCCTGGATGAACACCGAACGCATAAACATCTGGCCGCCGGTCGAAGCAAACACCAGCTCCTGCCCGTTCGTCGTTGGGTTATACACCGCGAACGTATCGGCAGAAATCAGGAAGTTTGAGGCTCCTGTACCGTCAATGCCCAGCTGGATACCCGCGATGCGTTTGACACCGTTCGCCTCCACCTGGACTTTAACGCCCCATTGCGCGTTCAGCTTACCGTTGATGTCAGCAACAGCCTGGCTGGTCGTCTGCACACTGGCATTGGTATCGCCGATTGCAGCCGTCACCTGCTGAATGCTGGTTGCGGTAGCACTCTCCAGATCCGTAACGGCTTTATCAATGCGGGTGATGGCGGCGGCGTTGGTCTGGCCGTTTTGCTCAACCGTGGCCTTAAGCGTCGTGACCTGCTCAGCTACAGCGCTTGTGGCATCCGCGGCGGTCTTCCGGGTCTCGGTGATCTCGGCCATCGTTTTCGTTTCGCCAACGGCAAACGTGACACGCTGATCAGAGAAAGCCATGAAGTTGGCGAGAGCATTGGTGACGTTGCCGACAATACCGGCGTCGCGGCTGGCCGTGTTACCGTCCACATCCACTTTCAGGCTGTCGATACGACGCCCCAGCGCACTGTCTGCATCCGTTCGGGCCGTAGTTTCCGTGCTGATGTCAGCCGTGTTCTGGTCGGTGGTGGCCTTGACCGCAGCCAGCGCGGTAGTCTGCGCTTTGTTGTTATCAGCGACGGCTTTATCGATGCGCGTGATATCGCCAGTATTTTTCCCGACGGTGGTCTGCAGGCCAGACAGCGTAGTAGCCTGCGCTTCCTGCTCAGTCGTCAGCGTTGCCAGCTCCTGCGTCACGCTGGCTTTGTTGGCGTTAACGGTCGCTTCAAGCGCCGTCCGGGCTGTCACTTCCGCTTCCTGCGCCGTGATGCGCGCCTGGCGTTCGGTGTAGAGCAAGCCCGAGGCCAGCTTCGACGGATCATCACCGGTATAACCGCCCCGGATCTGCGCCGCCAGCGTCTCGCGCGCTGTGGCTTCCGCCTGGTCGCCCTGGACACGGGCTGTCGTTTCTGCCTGAAGGGCCGCCATCCCTGCACCGGGCGTAGGCCGTCCGAGCGCCACCCAGTCAATCAGGAAGTAGTTCGTCGCATCCTGCTTAGTGGACAGATCCAGCCTGAACTGATTCATCGTGGTTTCAGTCAGCCATGAAATATTGTCGAACTCCAGCGTGGCGATCCCGTTCGCGTCATAAGCAGGCTCAGCCACAGTTAGCATGTTGGTGTCGTTGAAGCCACCAGTACCACGCCACCGCAGCTGCCCCGCCCAGCCCGGCGCCCCGAACTTCCTGATGCGCAGTTTAACGAAGCGATAGGACGACGAGTTAACACCCAGTGAACCGGGAGACGCCACCCATGGATCGGTGGCATGGTTCGCCGGGCGGATCCACCCGTCAACAATCGTCGGCGTCCCGTTCCCGGTCCAGCCCTCCACTGTCGAATCGAAGTACCAGATTTTTGCCGGGTCGAACTGCGAACCGGTGCCAGCAGAAATCTGCCCAATCTGCTGCGCCAGTGACTCGGTGGTGGTCTGGATCGTCTGATTGACGTTGCTGATATCCGCGACGCGCTCGTTCTTCTCGGTCAGCAACGCCTGGCCCTGAGCCGTTGCCTGATCGGAGATCGCTTTCTTGCGGTCCGTGACCTCCTGCGCCAGCCCCGCTTTGGTCGTCGCCGACTCTGTCGTAACTTTGCTGATGTCGTCGCGCGCTGACTGAATATCGCCGCTGAGATCGGCGATATCCGCGGTGAGTTCCTTATACGCGTCTGTCTGTTTGATCTGGTTGTCGATATCCACCAGGTAATCAGCTGCAACCGAGCTGCTGCTGCCCTGAATAAAGTCAGTCCATGCCGACTTATTGCCGGTGCGATCGACAAGCCGCGCGCGGTACCAGAATCCTACTCCGGCTTTCAGGCCCAGCTGCTGATAAACATGCTGCGGATAGGGTACCCCGGCCAGCAGAAGCGGATTTGTGCCGGTCGATACAGTGGAATACTGGATTTCCGTCTGTAACGTATCGCCGGTACCAGCCGGGAAATCCCAGTGCAGTTGTACGCCCCAGAGCAACGGCGTGGTACGGAAATTGGTGGGCTTTGGCACATCACCGGCCCGGCCCTTGAGATGCGTCAGCACTGAGGTGGCCCACAGGCTGGATGCGCCGCCAGCGTTAATCGCCCTGACACGCACCAGGTAATCACCTTCGTAGATCCCCGGCACTTCGATATTGCGCAGCCCGGTTTGCGGTACGTTAACCCACTCACTGTCACCCCGGCGCCACTGTGCCTGGTAGGCGATCACGTCTGCCTGAGGTTTCCCGGCTTTATCCAGCGGAGCATCCCAGGAGGCCGTCAGCGTGGCAATGCGCTGCCCCTGTCTCACTGAGTCGTAGCTCGATACCACGACGTTTCCGGGCTGAGAAACAACACCAGTAGGAATCAGGCTGACAGGCGGGATGTCCAGGCGCGCATTGTTATCGACAGCGTCATATTTCGAGGCGTTGTATTCCGCACCCGTAATGGTGTAGGTGTTTTCCTCGTCGTTGAATGTCAGGTTCATCACACGGAAATACTGCAGGCGCAGCTGTCCGGCATCGATAACGAAAACAGCATCTGGCGCTGGCGCAGAGGAAAACGCTGTGGCCACGATTAACTGCGTGCCGTTGACCGCCTGAATGACCCGATTTTCCACAATGCCGCCCTGTGTGCGGATCATCAGCGTGTCGCCCGGGACGGCGCTGGTCCCGCGATCGGTTGTAACGGCTTTAAGCCCGGCGTTGTAACTCACAACGCGCCCACCGTACACTCGCCCGGAAAAGCGTTCATCCGCAAAAGCGAACACGGTGCCGGGAACATAGGCAAAGCCATCCAGCCCGGTTTGCAGCGTGATCAGGCGATCGAGATAGTTGGAGTACACCGCCCAGCCGCCGCGACGCTGCGCCTCACTCTCACGCGTACAGCCAATGGCAGTCAGCTGCGTCTGCTTGAATTTGAACTGCTTCACCAGGTCAGGAAACATCACCGCAGTGGTGCGATCCTGATAGTGGTTGTCCGGGTCGCTGAAGTTAATCAGCGCCGAACTGTAGCGGTTCTTCTCGCTGCCGCTGGAATAGTTCGGCTTACCGACGACCGAGGCGCGGGTGATGACCTGCAGCTTCGTCGTGTCCGCCGGCATGTCCGAGACAACATTGAACATGTTGTTGCCCCAGAACGTCATGCCGTTGAAGCCAGCGGCGATATCCTTTATCACCTGCCAGGCATCGGCCTGCGACTGGATATAGACGTCAAACAGGAAGCGCGGCTCGGTACCGGAACCGCCCTTACCATCGGGCACCTTCTGGTCACAGCGCTGGGCTATGCGGTACAGCTCCCACTTATCCAGCATGGCTGCCGTTACCCGACGACCCAGGCCAAAGCGCGGCTCAGTGAGTACATCGAACCAGATCCACGCCGGGTTATTCGACCAGCCCCATTTGAATGTCCCATCCCAGGTGCCGTTATAAACCCGGCTAACTGGATCATAGTTCTGCGGGATGCGGATAATCCGCCCTTTCGGCTTGCAGGATATCTTCGGGATGTTGTTGAAGGATTTTGCGTTGAACGACACATACAGCAGCGCGGTATGCGGATAGCGCAGGCGCGCGTCGATCACCTCCGTGATTGCCTGCACCTGTGTCTTGTTCTGTAGCATCTGGCTGGTGCTGTCTGCGGTATCGCGAACCACGCGGATCTGCCAGCCGGTGTTAGCCTTGGGCAGATTGATGCGGTGGGTCAGCTCGTACAGAGAACTGAGCTTTTCCGTTACAGTTTTGGTGAGCACAGTGCTGTATGCACCGCCATCTACAGCCACATCGATGTGATAGGTAACGGAAGTGCCGACGATATCGCCATCATTCTCCTGCTGCTGCAGACCGGTAATGCCGATACGCACCAGCACTGCGTCAATCTGGGTATTACTGATGGCCCGGGTCCAGGGAGTGACCTTCGTCAGCGACACGCCAATGCTGGTCTCGTTCTCCACGGCTGGGAACCCGGGGATCGGCGACTGCGTCTGCGTGCCCGGACGAAAGTCCCAGGAGACATTCTCGAAGTTCATCGAGCCGTCGGCGTTGCCCAGTGGCGTACCGTCAAGGAAGATCCGGGTAGCATCCAGCCCACCAGCAAACTCACCTTCACCGAGCGCCAGCAGCATACGGCAGCGCGCCATCGACTGCGCGGAATCGGGTTGTTCAACAGGCGTGTGCTGCTTCTGACTGCCGCCTTTTGCACCAGTAATCGTTGCCATATTGCATCCATAAAAAAAGCACCCGATTGGGTGCTAATTGAAGACTAAGAAATTCTCAGATGTCCTCGGCCACGATCCCCGCACTGATTATGGCGCCGCCAATCTCGCGCTCGCCATACAGCAGCGCGACCGGGTTGCCCATCGCCAGGGTGTTCACTGCGCCGCCAAAGGCATAGCTGGGCTTATTGTCGGGGTCATCACGCCCCTGAAGGCCTTTGGGCTGCGGCGAGAGCATCTGGTAGATACCGCCTGCCGCCATGCCGATACCAGCGGAGATCATCCCCGCGCCGACAACACCGGCTGAACCGAATGTCATGCCAGTGACGACAATGCCCGCCACAACCATGACGGCACCCAGTATCGTCTGGAACAAGCCCGCTTTCTTTGCCCCTTCCATCACTGGCGCGATACGGATATCGCTGTCCCCACCCAGATCTTTAAAATCCTGCGCGCCGATGTTTCGCTTGCCGCGAAACACCGCGAAGGTCATGCCGTTTTTTTTTGCATTCATGAGAAAGCTTTCCAGCCCGTCCAGGTTGATGCACAGCGCCTTTACCGCTTCCGCTGACGTCTGCACCGCCAGCCGGTGAACGCGGCCAAACCGGGCACCCAGCGCGCCATACAATCGAATCGTGGTTAAGCGCGCCATGGCTTAATCTCCTGCGGCAGGTCTTTGTGCCGAACGCAGATCATCGTCCGGTCTTTAAAATATCCACGGGCATAAGGCGTGATGCAGGATGGCTGGCCGTACAGGTGGTGCAGCAGCTCGCCCTCTTCGGTGATGATCCCCGCGTGGTTCCACTTGTCGGACTCAACCTGCATGATGACCATGCAACCGGGCGCGGGGTCACATTCGACAAATCCCTCACGTTCCCAGTTATCGAAATAGAGGTTGTCCAGGTACTGGCTTTCCCACCACGGATAATCCACGCGGAAATCGTTCAGCGTGACACCCTGTGTGGCGTGCCAGTCCATGACCAGCCCCCAGCAGTCATGCGAGCCAAGGAGGAACGGACGGCCAATCAGCGGGATCGCATCAGGGGTGATCTCGGCGTATTCATCGCAGTCCGGCGCGTACATGCCCCAGACCACGCCAGAGTTATTGCACTGTTGGCGGTCGAGGTCAGACGGAATAGGCCGTGCGCCATCACCCGGGTGGGAGTGAATGACGCGGACAATGGTCCCGGCGTCCTCGGCGTTCGCCCAGTGTTCGCCGTCAATTCGGAAATGCTCTGTCGGATTTTCGTGGCTGTTCGGCACCGGGATATAGCGCTGGCGCCGTCCTGACTGAATGACGAAGCCGCAGCACTCGCGTGGGGATTCCTCCAGCGCATGCGCCCGGATCGCCGTCATAATGGTTTTATTCATGGGTATATCCGGTTATCGGGTGAAGAGAACTGTCGCCGGGTAGCCGCCGAAATCAAGAACGGCAGTGTTTGGTTCTGCCAGCCCCGCACCGAAGCGCTTGCGGCAGTCACTGAGACAACCCCCACATACATCAAACGCCGGGTCAGCTACCGCATTACCCTTCGCATCGAAATATGCCGTGCCGTTGTAGGTGCAGCCGTCACCGCTGCGGTATTGTCCGCGCAGTGCCCATTCGCAGAGCGAGGTGATCTGCCGGGTGGGTATAACCAGGTTCTGCAGGTCAGCCGGGCTGCTGAGCGACCAGGACACCATCTCGTCATCTTCAGAGATTTTGGTGTCCAGCCAGAAGGTCTGCAGGGAGAACATCGTCGGGTCTGCTGTCGGATTAACACCGTCCGGGAAGTTCACCGCATCGAGGTAAACCGCGTAGGTGTCGATGATGCTCACCTTTGCATTCACCATGTCTTTAAACTGGAGACACAGCGCAGTGATATGGCCGTCGAGGTTAGACACGCTGAGCTTTGGCTCTGCGGCCTGATCCGTTGAAAGCGCCAGGTCGGCAATCTGGAAAGGCCAGAACTCGTAGGCGTTGCCATCCCAGATGATAGGCTTCGGCCCCAGCCTGGCCTCGTCGCCGTTCGCCGCGTCTATCTCGGCGGGTGTATGGGGAAACGGGCTGTAGTGAAAGCGGTGGATCCCGCCGCTGAATTCTGAGGCATCCACCTCGACCAGGCGGACCCTGCCACCTGGTGCCAGCTTCGCCGCCTGATCAACAAGTGCCATTATGCGTATACCCCGTAGGCCCGTTTAATAGTGAACGTCAGCTCAGCGAATTTGCTGCTGATCTGGTTTTTGCGAACAGAGTCGGCGACAACGCGATACATCCCCTTCTCTTCGCCCGGCGGCGTAATGATGAAGGCCTTCACGGTATGAGCCAGGAGGAAATCGCGCACTGCGTTTACCTCTGTCTCAGTGCCGGTATGTTTCATCGGCACCTGGATCGCCATGGAGTTGATGCCGTTCTCGGCAACCTGCTCATAGCCATCGCCAAACTGCGCCGCACGCACCGTCTGGCTGTATTCAACAGGGCCAGCGCCGAGCTGCGAGCGCCAGCTGTAAGTTTCGACTGCCATGTTTGCTCCATAAAAAAAGCCACCCGAAGGTGGCTACTGTCTGAATATCAGGATGTTACAAATCTAAATACCTGGTTATGTTGAGGGTTCAGCCCGCCCATGTGTCCGCATGGGCGTTTACAGCCGGAGGCCTGGCTGATGGCCTCGGTATAACAGGAGTTGATGATGAGTGAACTTAAACTAAATAGCATTAACAACATTAGCTTTGCAGTTGACGCTAATACTTTCAAGCTTTCTGCAGGGCTTGTAGGCCCTAACAACAAATACATATCAGTTGAACTGGATATCAATCCATCTGAAATTAAAAGCAAAACATTAGGGGAGCTTGAGGAAATGGCTCTAGCGCAAGCCGGCTTTTAGTTTGAGGGGTTCGCCAAGTTTGCGATAGCAAGCTGCATCTGAATTAAAGAGTGGCTTGTTGAATGAGATAAAACCTCAAGCTGCTCTTTCAAATCAGAAATTGTTTGCTCCAATAATTCTACTCGCTCTTCTAAAGTCATAACACTCTCCTGCCTCTCGGCTATAGATGTAAAAAAGCCCCGCATTAGCGAGGCTCGAGTTCGGTAAAGCCCAGGGCGGGGCTTGGTGGTCAATAACTTGCCATCATGAACTGCTTATCAGCTGCATTCCATACATCGAGACTGATAGTTGAACCTGAGTTGGAATTACTGATCCTGACCTCAGCTTTGGAGTCTTTAACACCTTTGAATTTGAATGAACCAACATCCACACCTTCGTGAAAATAACTATCAGAGCCGACAGAAAAGAATCTTTCAGTATCAACAGTTACATCAACCTTCCCGTCCTTAGAAATGAATACCTTGGCATAATGCCACTTACCCGTGCCAAGCAGATCTCCTGAAAGAAACTCACAATTTAAAGACACGCCTCCCTTGGTACATTGTGATGTTTTTTCCTCGGTCCCATTCGCTATCATTTCTGAAATGTTTGGTTTCGAATCCGTTGCGGATGCAATTTTTTTCGCAGGTGGATTGTCGCAGCCAGTTAGCCCGACTAAAGCTAAAACCAATAAAGCCCTTTTCACTATCATCCCCTTGATTAGCATGGTTTGTTCCATGATAACCAGGGGTTAAAGTAAACACTACCGGCCTTTGGTGAAGTTGTAGATCATACCACCAGGCTTAAGGTGCTTTTGAACCACCTGCAGAGCGGCGTTCTGCATCTCATCGGCAAGCGCGCGCCCCATGGCATCGCCAGAACTGGACGTATGGGCTGTTGCTGAACCACCAGCATCGACATTCACGGTAGTATTAATTACCGGGGCAACACCACCGCCACCTTGCGCTCTAACGCCTAACCGTCCAGATGAGTCACGCGTCAGCGGCATGATCGCTTCGGCTCCCGCTTCTGCGAATACCCCACCTTTGGCAAATTTCGACGCCCCCTGGAAGGTGAAATACTGAGGTGAATCGTAGACGCCATTCACGTACTTGCTGAGGCCCGGCGATTCATAGACTCCGCCTTTAGCGTTGAACGTTACGCCTGCAGCAGCGTTTGCATACGCTCCGCCTGGTGTAGTGCCGCCACCAGAGCCACCACTAATCCAGCCCATTGCGGCCTGCACTGCGTAGGCAACCATAAGGCGGTTCGTCACGTCCAGGATCATCTTGAGCATCGACTTGCCAAACTCTTTAACCGATGCTTTACCGGTCGTCATTAGTTCGGTAAGCATGTCGCTCAGACCTGTTAGCGTTGAGCTGGCAACATTCTTCACGGCATCGTAGGTATTCGTGGCGGCGTCCAGATACTCATTCCAGCCGCTTACAGCACCAGCTTTCCAGTCGCCGCGCAGCTTATCCTCTTCAGCGTAATAGTTTTTAAGCGCAGCCAACTCCTTCTGATAGCCATCGCTTTTAAGGTCACCGCCGCTATTTAGCCACCCTTGGCGTAGTTGCGCCTCTTCCCTTAAGCGCTGGGCATGCCGGCTACTCAAACCCGCACTATCGCTTAATGCGGCAGTTTTTTCGGCCATTTGAGTGACATACTTCTGAGAACTATCCTGCAACCGATTCAGGCGTTCCTGAATAGCAATCTGATCGCCCAGACCAGCGTTAACTTCGGCCTGAGCCAGCGCACGGTCCTTGGTCGCCAGCAGAGCCTGCTCGTCTTTCGAAAGTGCCCGGGTTTTGGAAGCCTCCTCCAGAATGCTGAATTTTGAGATCAAATCCCATTGTTGCTTGCGTTGCTGGCTTATCACATCGTTAAGATCACGATGGTCCTGAAGCGTTTTCAGCTGGGCTTGCAATGAGAGGGTTTCAGCATTGGTGCTGTCTAAACTGCGCGTTCCGGTGTCCACCTTAACTGCAGGCGTTTTCGGTACCTTGGCATCTGCATAGCGCTTTTCGATACCAGCCTTAATCATCTGGTATTCGGTATCAGTATATTTTGCCCGGTCAGCGGCAAGCTGTTTAAGCTCACGGGCACGCTTTATGGCATTGGATTCGTACTGTTCAAGGTTGTTATTTCGACGCTGCGACGCCTCAAGGTCGCGTTGATTATCCTCAGCAGCCTTGCCTTTAGCTGCGGAAATGTCACTCTCCAGTGCCAGGGTTTTCTCTAAGGCACTGATCTGCGATTTGGTCGAAGCAACCAGCGCCTCTTGGTCCTTACGACGCTGCGAGGCAGCCGCATCCTGGATGTTACTGCTTTGCCGACCATAACCATAATCAGGACTTGCAGCAGCACTTCCCTGAAGAGTTTTTAGTGTTTCCTGCTGCGCCTTAAGCCGCTCTCTCAGGCCTTTGAGCGTATCTTCCGGGGTAACCTGCCGCCCGACGTTAAGCATCTGATCCCAGGCTGATGCCGCACTGTCTTTAATTGCCTTCCAGAGCCGTTCAATATCACCCAGATTCTCCTTAATCTGGCTCGAACGGCTCTTCATGGCGTTGGCGTAAGTGTCCATCGCCAATTTTGCCGCGCCTGTGGCATCCCCCTGCTTTTGCAGAGCAACAATCTGATCGTAAATGGTCGCGTTCAGATAGTGATACTGCTCATTCAAGGCAATAGAGGCTTTTACAGGATCATCCGCAAGCCGTTTGAAATCAGCGATTGTTTTATCGATAGCCTGCCCGGTGGCGCTCTGCATAGCCACGGCTGAGGCCGCAACGGTCTCCAGAGCATTACCTTTGAATGCACCGGTACCCAGCGCGGCCGCAATGGCCTGCGCTGCCACAGAAATTTTTCCGGCGCTTCCGCCAATGCGCTCAGCCATATTGGCAAGGTCAGCGGAGGTTTTCCCTGTGTAGCTCCCGGTCAGCAGTAGCTGGCGATTGAATTCACTCGCTTCCTGGCTTCCCTGGTACCAGGCAACTGCCAGCGCGCCTGCGCCCACAGTTAAGCCGGCAAGGCTGAGGGTGAGAGGGTTAACAAAGCCGATCAGTGTTCGCAGATAATCGCCAACCCCTGTCAGCGCCCCTTTGACCCCGCCAAACTGGTCTTTAATCTGCCCGCCCTGCTGGAGCAGGATCAGGAACGGAGACTGCCCACCAGCCAGCTGCGTGGCGATATCGGTGAACTGTGCCGGTAGTGTGCGCATTGCTGCGCTGTACTGACCCACAGAGATACCGGCACGGCGTGCTGCGGCCTCCTGCCGGGATAGCGCTTCAGGCAACACGTCAGCCACGCCGGAGAGTCGTTCACGCGTCTGGTTGAGGATGGTGTTGAAATGCTCGAACTGGGTGCCGTTAATGCGCCCCGCTTCGAAATGTGACACCAGCTGCGCATGCTGCTCGTCCAGCGAGTTGAATGCGCGGATCGTCGGGTCGATTGACCCCAGCAGGTTCTTCAGCGCGGCTGATTGCTTCTCTGCCGCCTGAGTGGCCGCTAGTTCTGCCTGAGCACGCGCAGCTGCTTCGCCGGTATCCGTCAGCTTAAGCCGGGTATCGTCCAAGATTTTGTTGTAGTGCTGAAAATCATCGGTATCCAGAAAGCCTTTGGTCTGGAAGTTACGCAGCGCGGCCTGTTGTTCGTCCAGCCGGTTCAGCGCTTTGTTTACCGGATCGATATTCTCAAGCAGGCCTTTCAGCGCAGCCTGTTGCTCCTTGATGCCTTCGCTGCCCTGCTTTGCAGACTCAGCACCAGCGCGGAAAACGCTGTTAAGGTCATCAGCTTTGCCGACGGCACCAGCCGCGGCTTCACCGAGTTTATCCAGCTCATTGCTGGCAGTTTTCAGGTCAGAAACATCGGCCCGCAAAGTAATCGAGGCGATCTGGTCTGTCATTATTTCGTCTCCTTGTGCATTACTTTGAGAGCCTCGCTTTCCATAATCTGAAGGTCAGCCATGCAGGCCGCCGCATCCTCAACCCCGTGTAACTCAAACACCCAGGGGAGAACGTTGTAATCAAGGCCGGTCGCCCCGCCCGCGCCAACACGCCATTGAGTCGCCAGTGCTGAGAAGATGGTGAATGATTTCCATACCGACGGCAGGATCCCCACCTCTTCCTCCACGTCCTCAGGCGTCAAACCAAAAGCGGCTAACTCCGCGAGAGTCGGTCCCGGCGTGTACAACGCTGCGGCGACCTGCCTCAGTTTTTTTCTCGTACACCCATCAGCTCTTTGGTATAGGCCAGGCCGATGTTGTCGAACGCGCGCGGGTAGTTCTGCAGGAGGACCACCACGTTATCGCGGTTGAACTCGTCAGGCAGTGCCCAGCCATCAACGATCTCCATCAGGTAATCGGCCTGTGGCTCGATAAGGGACTTTTTGCCTTCAGCGCCTTTGCGCAGCTTCTCATCCATGGCGTGCAGCTCTTCGAGCGTCTTATGGCGGAAGGTAAAGGTCAGCTTGCCGTCTTCAGCACCGGCGCGCGGAATGCTGGCAGTTGCGGGAAAGGTCGGGTTTGGGATCAGGGAGAATTGGGTCATTTCGGTTCCTTAAAAATGAAAAACCCGCCGGAGCGGGTCTTAGATTGGATAATGGTATATGTGCTACATACTCAAAAAAGCCAATTTGTATTTAGTGGCTTTCCGCCTCTGAAATTTGTTGGTAACTACTCGTTATTTTATCCATCAAAGATTTTTCGATTTCAAACGTGAAGCTTTCTCCAGTTGTAACACTGACTACGCATCTAAAATCTTTGGGGCTGGCACTTTGCTCTTTTAAACCCAATGCTATTTTTTCAATCCATTCAGAGTTGCCATCAATGTCTATCCAAAAATTTGCCTGCTCTCCATAATCTAATTTTTGAGGCAGTTGCATTGATAATGGTGAGTGAAAAGGTTGATAAAATGTAACATCTTTTTTGAATGTCCAATTTATAGATGTAACTTTTACGGTATGAAGCGCAAGGTTTGTAATAACAATCGACACCCCTTTCTTTTGATAAGGTCCTTGCCAAGTTATACCGACATTAACTCGGCAATTGATATGTGCCTTAGGCTTTTTTAAGCCCAGATGCAAAGAAACACACACTGCCAAAAAAGTCGCTATCCCCGCAACCCAAGTCCCTATCATTGACCAAAATGCCCAGCTAGCAGCATCCTGAGCAGCCTTGAGCGTTGCCAATGCCATCACTTTCTCATCCATAAATACCTCTCTTTTTTTGGATGAGTATATTCGAAAGCATTTTAACAGGCACTCCGCGAATACCCGCCGCAATACCTTTGTGCGTAGGTATTTAGGACAAGCCCGGCGAACCGGGCTTGTTGGTTAGCTGACAGTAACGACACACGCGCCAGAGGTGATGGTCTTGCCCGCGGCGTCGGTGACTTCGCAGGTGTAAGAGCCAGCATCGCCGGATGCCATAGACGGGATGTTGAACGTCGAGGCCGTTTTGCCCGGGATAGCGGTACCGCCTTTCTTCCACACGTACGTGTAAGGCGCGGAACCGCCCTGCATGACCACCGCCAGATCCAGCGCAGAACCAGAAGCGACCGATTTGGTTGCAGGCAGGTCAGTCAGGAAGGCCAGCGGCATAGCGGAGGAGTCGGCGATCGGGTAAATCTGCATATCAGATTCGAAGTTCATGCGCGCTTCGTTGCTTTCCACGGCGTTGATTTCGGTACGCGGCACGCGCTGGAACGAAACTTTGGCAGAGTAGTAACGATCTGCTTTCCCGCGAGGGTTGTGGAACCAGACCGCCGTGGTGTCGCTGGAGTCGTCCAGGTCGATGAGGCGCTTGTAAATCGCCAGTTGCGGATCGTGGGCGAACGTATAGACCTGAACCACGGCGTTTTTAAACGTCGGAATGGTACGGGCCTTATCATCTTCCAGGAACTGGACACTGATGGTCTGCTGGTCGCCGCCTTCGGTAGAGAGCGTCATGACCTGAGGCATGGTGATCCACGAGTCGATTTTGCGCAGTGTTCCTGCGCCGGTGCCCGCCGGGAATTTCTTGGTATCGGTGGTATCAAACGCTTCCAGCACAATTTTGGTGCCGGTCACCGATTTAACGCGCAGCACCATGTTATCGAGTTTGAGCCAGCCAGAGCTTACCTGGACGACATCGCCCGCAAGGATCCCGGCAGCGGAGGCAACGGTCAGTTCGCATTCCGTCGCGTTGGAGGCTGCTGTGAAGACAATCGGCGCAAGATAGGCCTTGGCCACGTTCACACGTGACCCGTTAGGGATTGCGAATGCCATTGCATTCTCCTGAATTGAGGAAATAAAAAACCCGCCGGATGGCGGGTCAGTAATCAGCGCGGTACTGCATGCTGACGGGAGTTGTATAAGTGATGGAGCCGCTACTGCCGTTTGGCGCTGATGTAGGGCGATCCTGTATCGGTGGACGTACCTGCGGTGGCCCGTTGATGTAAACCGTCAAATCCCCGTCCACCAGCGGCAGTCCTTCGGGGAAGGCATCTGCGACAGACGTTGTCAGCCCCCTGGCCTGCGTCACGCCGCTGCCTGCTGGCGCAATGATGTTGAGCTGGAGAATGCCCTGGTACGTACGCAACTGGCCTTCCAGATCCTGCCCCACGGTTTGCGCAGGCAGGATATAAACGCGCCCGTAAGGCGCATCGTTTGGCGGCTTGAATGGGAGATTCGGCCAAGCCACCGGCAGGCCAAGCGACGAGCAAATAACCGCAACACGGCTCTCCAGCAGACCAGCGATGCGTATTGACTGGTCACTGGCCATTGCGCACCTCGCTCATTGCCTCACGGAACATTTGCGCGGCATCCAGCGCAGTGATACCCACCATGCCGCCGGGCGCCTGACCAGAATGCCCGTTCTCAAGCGCTGCCGCATAAGGCAGATTATTGGTGAAGTAAATCGAGCTGACCTGGCCCACCCTGAACACCTCGAGCACCGCCATGCCACGGGAGTTTGAACCTTGGCCGGAAGCGTCCGGTGTATCGTTGGACTGAGTAGGCTGGCTGTCGAAACCCACATACCAGTTGTTTTTGAAGCGCCCGCCGACATAGCCCTCAGGCTTTTTGATGTCCATCGAGTCATTTACGCGCAGACCACGCTTAAGCCGTCCCGATTTGGTCAGGTTGGCAGGGTCATCGCGAAGGGCCGCGTTATGCTCCCGCACCGCAGTGTTGTACGCCGTCGCGGTCTGGTTGACCTGCCAGATATCCGGCTGGCCCACCGGGGACATCTCAACCAGTTGAGCGAGGATTTTAATGCCCGTCCGGCGCACTACCTGATCCATCTCCTGCTTCGAACTATCCACAAATAACTGAATGGCAGCCACGAACGGCTGATTAACAGAGCTGGCCATAGTCACGCCCTCAGCTGGATGTTGTAGGAGATGAGTACATCGGCAGGCTTAACCGGATTAGGCTGCACCACCCGCCATGCTTTACCGTCGATCTCGATGCGGTCATCAATACGCACTTCCGTTTCGGCTGTGGCCGCCAGCTTTTTATCGCCAGTAGTAATCAGAGAGCCATCTATTTCACGAGAGGAGTATTCAGTGACAACGCCAGTGACGGTCGCAGTGATAGCCGGTGTGGTTACCTCTTTGCCGAACGGATCGCGGGTAGTGCCGCCACCGCGGGTAAGCGGATAAGCCTTCCCGTTCTCGGTCAGCAGTCGCGTTGCGGTGTTTCGCATGCGGCGGTAGTCGATTGGCATATCACCCCCTTTCGATGCGGATCTGATTGCCGCCCACCACCAGCCCACGCAACGAGGAGTAGAGCCAGGGGAATGACGGTGCCGCCTTATTCGTACCTGGTTCGTACTGGACCGTGACTGCGCCCTCTACGCGCTCCATCGTTACCGCACCACCACCAGCGACCGACGGCGTGAGATTAATCTCCTGCGATTCGAGAGCCAGGCGGCACTGCGCATCAACCAGGCGCTGTGGGATGGTGTCATCTGGCAGGTCAATGCCGTCGAAGCGTACGCCCGCACGCGGCCAAGATAGCGGCTGTGATGCACTGGAGCGCTCGCCGCGCCATGTCTTGCCTCCCAGATAGTCCATTGCCTGCATCAGCATCTGGCTACATTCGCCATCATCCGCAGGAACGGCATATCCGCGCCCCGACGCGAACGTGCGCAGGTCAATAACGCTGGCGTAGCTGTTGAAGTCAGGCGAATGGGGATCGGCAACCAGCATGGTTATTCCTCCAGACGCCAGTCCAGCGCCATCCAGTTATCCACCTCGTCAGAGTGAACCTCAGCGCTCAGCGGGCCGCCGGGGAATTCAGGCTCATCGCGCACCATCACCACAAGCTCAACACCCTGCTGGTCCTGCTGCTGGTCCTGCTGCTGGTCCTGCTGCTGGTCCTGCTGCTGGTCCTGCTGCTGGTCCTGCTGCTGGTCCTGCTGCTGGTCCTGCTGCTGGTCCTGCTGGGCAGAAGTTTGTTCAGCGCCATTCTGCGCGGCAAGCTTTTCAGCCTCACGCTGTGCGCGCTGCTCTTTGGTCAATCCGGCCATTGGGCCTCCTGAATAACAAAGGGGCCGAAGCCCCCCGGGTTAACCCATGATGATGGTGGAGTGTTCAGGCTGAACAGATGCCACACCCCATGCCACGCCAACCTCGTAACGCACCTGACGGTACTGGCGATACAGCGCGATCTGGAAGGTGATACCAGAAACCGGATCGGTTACGTTCATCACGTCGTCAGCGGTATCGCCGCCTTTAGGCATGGCCGGGGTACGGCAAGCCAGCAGGAATGCGTTACGGTCAAAGGCAACGTTTGGCGCGAACTCGCTCAGCACAGTGACAGTTGCCTGGTCTGCAAGATCCTGACGCAGGCCCGGCGCGCCGATGGTGATAGTTGAAGAGGTTGCCGCGACCACCATGTACTGGTTGTCATCGCCATCGAACTTCACTGCGGTGCCAGCAGCAATACCGCCAGTGCCAGCAGAGATAGCAACAATGATGTCGCCCTCTTTCTTCGCGCCGTTGACCTTGTAGCCCGCAGCAGTGCTTTTCGCGGTGCGCTTGATGTTGGAGGATTCGTGCAGGTTAAAGCCCATCACACGACCAATAATGCCTTCACGCAGCAGCTGATCGGTACCGGCTTCGTTCGCTTTGAACAGTACGGACTGTTTACCACGGATGGACGCCATCGCTTCGCCGCCCAGGACCATGCGAAGGTCAGTGGTTGGTGCGCCGTTATCAGTCAGCACCTGGCGAGCGTTCGCCGCATCAGACAGGTCGTCTTTGATGCTGAACGGGGTGTCTTTCGGCGCGCCAACTGCACGGGAAGACTTGTAAGCCAGCGCTGCCAGGTCAGCGTCCATTTCATTGCTCAGTGCGCGGAACGCCTGAGAGAACTGGTCAGCCAGGACAATGTCATAGGTGCCTGACGGCCCGATGGCAAGCTGCTCTTCACCATTCCATTTGACCGGGGCCATTTTGGATTTGGTGATTTTGACGTCCACAGTACCAATGTTCTGATCACCGTCGTTTGGCGCGGTTGCCGCCGGAGTAATATCAACGGTGGTGGTTTTTGGTGCGACCGGTGCGGTCACGGTTTGGTCTTTCGCCGCGGCATCGGCTTTGGCGTTACGGGCCACCGCCGGGATAAAGCCCACCTGCTCGCGGGATACGCGATTCAGGGCGGTGAAGATGGTTGGGATGAGGCCAGTGAGGGTGTTGGACATTCAGGTTTCCTTTCGGTTAATCAACGATGCTCGTGCCGTCGCCAATTACCGTTTGTTGTTCAACTGGCGGTAAGGCGTCGAAAGCAGCGCGCTTCATGGTTTTCTGCCCGGCCTGATGCTGCGACTGGTGAGAGCCACCGCCGCTGTTGCCGGACGCTTTGAGGATGTAGTCTTTCTGCGGATGCAACTCGACCAGGGATTCCAGTGCTTCATCGAAGCCAGCCAGTTCGCCGGGCTTGGTGCGGGAGAACACCTTGTTGCCCTGCCCGTCGTAGGCCACGACCTTGCCGTCTTCGATTTTGAAGTTCTGGCCGAAGTGGGAACGCACGAACTCAGCCGGGATCGCCATCTTCTCGGAGATAAATTTCGAACCACCGAAGCGGCCACCGATCATCTCGTCGTAGAGCTGGGTTTCGAGCTGCTTGGTCTTGCCGTTCGCTTCGTCCAGCTGCTGCTGGTAAACCTTGGTGATCTCGGCCTTAACCTGGTCAACGGCGCCAGCATCGATCAGTTTCTTCTGGTCGATTTTGGTCATCATATCCAGGGCCTCAAGCGCCTTGGTCGGGTCGGAGATGCCAGCGAATTTCGCGAGACTGGCTTCCGCCACCTCCTTCGCCTCACGGTGGGTTTTGGCTTCACCGTTCAGAGAGGTGATTTTGGTCATCGCTGCGGCTGCATCGAACGGGAACTCTTTGCCGTCATCATGGACGTACACAGGCATACCGTTTTCAACAACCACATTTCCGTTAGCATCGAGTTTGAGTTTCATTGTTTTACTCCAGCCTTCCGGCCATTGGTTGTGGGTCATCCGACCCGGTCACCGCGTCGCATCCGCTCGGCGGCAGGCATAAAAAAAGCTGCCCGGAGGCAGCCTTGATGTTGATTAGGGTTGTGTTATTCAAACGCCGACGCATCCACGCGGCGTAGCTCGTCCAGGGTCAGGAACTCCCCGGCATCGTTGAACATCTCCGGTACCGTGATTTTGCCGTCGCGCAGTATCTGCGCCCGGGTAACACCCAGCACCTGCTCCTGTCGCGCGTATGGTTGCCGGGCGAGCCAGTCGGCATAGCTGGTATGCGCTGGCACCTGCCCGTCCATTGAGGCGCGTGTGGCGCTGCTCAGCTCGTCAGAGGGTATCTTCAGTTCTTCCCACGACCTCGTGATCAGGATTTCGCCGGAGCGGCAGCAGAAGTGAATTTTGCCGGGACCGCGCAGATACGGCACCACATGCCCCAGCGGCTTGCCGTCGAGGGTGTAGAGCTTGCGGTCGCGGATGATGCACCACTGACTGGTATGCGTATCCAGCGTGGATGACCACTGCTTGGCCTTGACGATATCGCTGTTGGCTTGGGCAAACTCCTGCCGCGCCGTAGCGGCCATATGATTCACTGCGGTGCGGGTCACCACCGCCAGGTCACGCCGGGATCCATTGATCACCCCATCTTCCCGGTTAAGTTTTGGCGTGCCGGCAACGCGCCGGACAATCTGTTCTACCGTCTCGCCCTGGAGGAAACCGGAGCGCACAGCATTTGTGATTTTGTCCACCCGGTCGGCTTCAAGCTTCTGGCCCCACTCCTTCAGCAATCTCCCCTGGAACGGCTGCGCTGCTGCTGCGGCGTAGACCTGCTCGGGTGCAATGCTCTGCAGCGGAACGTGTTTCAGGATCTGCTGCGGGATGATGCTGCTGAACAGGTCCAGTTGATACCCGGCCTCATATTCAACGTAGCGCGTCAGTTCGCGTTCCAGCGCCGCGTTAACCGGTTCGTAGGCCTGCTGATTAAGTTCACGCACACCAGCCAGCAGCGATGCCAGGCGACGGGCGCTGTAGGTATCCGCCCGTTTGCCGTCCAGAAGCACCAGCAATTTCGCGGCCAGGTCGGCGTCGAGTTTGTTTAGCAGCGTCACCATGCGCCGGGCGACGCCAGTGCCGTAGCGCGTCACATATAGGCCATGCGCTATCGTCTCATCCTGCAGGCGGTCGTTGACGGAACGAGCCATGTCACACCTCTTCTGCTGGCGGTCCGGTCAGCGAGGCCGATTCAGCCAGCAACTCATCAAGGACTTTCTCAGGGTCGGCATCAGCATCAATCAGGTTGAGCTTCTGCAGAGCTTTAATGGCATCAATACGACGGAGGTCACCACCCTGGCGCAGAGACTGAATAGCCAGCGCAGCCGGAGGGTTGAACTCATTCGACTCAACATCCAGCTCAGTACGGACATCAACGTTGCCGCCCTCTTTCTCACCGATATACTCGGCCATGATTTGCAGGATGTTGTCGATCGCATCCTCAAGGCTGGTCGCCATGGTGTAGAGCGGGGACTGTTCCTGCATTTTCTCTTCAGAGGTCTGGTCTACTGACTTCGTCGAGGTATTGTCGGTGCGCAGGAGCTTCGCGCCAGCCTGGCGCATCTGCTCCACCAGATCGGTCAGTGACTCTTTTCCAGCTCCAATGGCAGACCCGGTGTGCTCGGTATATTCCATCCCCTGCTTTTGTCGATCGGAAAAGCTGGTTGCGGAGGAGGAGCCAATAATTAATTCCTGCCCTTCCTCAAGCCCGAATACGGACAGAATGGGAACTCGAACAACATGGAGAATGTTGTCCTGCTCGCTCTGGCTCTGCCAGTGCTTGACGTTCAGCAGCGCCATGTTGAGCAGCGGCGGTGAACCGCACATAAAGCCGGTGCGCTTGGTATAGAGCGTGACCAGGGTGATATCGCGACGGGAGGTTTGCCATTCATCATGTAACGCCCAGGTGGCCTGCCCCTCTGCACCGGTAGCCTTCCGGTAAATCTGCACCTTGCTTGGGGTTAGGAGCCGGATCTGCTCGACTTTCGTCTGCCCGAAGTCATCACCATCTTCGACCACCACCTCTTTGATGCGCAGCGACGTGAGCACGACCTTGCCGCCGGTCATCTTCGACTTCCAGCCGATCACCTGGCGGGGATTCAGCATGGTGACGTACGGGCGCGCGCCGGTGGCCTTCTCATCAGCCTTGGTCTTCACCTGTTCGGGGTCAACGCGAGGATAGTCCACCAGCGCATGGGAAAGGCCATACTGCATCGCCAGGCTAAAGAACGACTGCGCCCATACATCCAGACGGGTACCTTCAAGATCCACGTCTTTTGCGAACTCACGCAACTGATCCGGCACGTTTTCGCCCAACTGGATTGGCTCAGCGAATACACGCCCGACGTTCTGGTTGATCGTCTCTTCGTAGGCAGGGAGAAGCGTGGCCACTGCCAGGCGCTTTTTGTAATCCTCTTTGTCTTCCTTCGGCCAGCGTGGCAGATATGCCTCACCCAGCCGGCGCATGTAAAGCGTGCCGCCCATCAGGGCGTCGTTAATGTCCCACGCCTGCACCATGTTCCCATAGTCCAGATTGGGTGTTGAAATATCAGGCATGGAGTTAAATCCGTAGGTTGGTAACTTTGCCGACTTTCTTCGGCGGTGAATGCAGAACGGCGTAGCGGGTAGCGTCCCAGTCGTGGTCTTCCTGCTGTGTGTCTACGTCGTCGGGATTTTTGCTGTCGCGAACGAGCACCGGCACACGGCTTATCCAGCCCCGGCAGTAGTCAAACACGTAGAATGCTGCTTTCTCAGGTGTACCCGATTCCAGCTTCTTGCCTTCAATGACGGCCTCCAGCATGTCAGCAAACAGGGCTGCGCCGTTCACGCGCGATCCCGGCTTCTTGTTGGATGGCACCCACTTAACGCCCTGCGATTCCATTTTCTGGGCAATGGAGAGTTCGTCATCGCCGGTGTTGTAGATGGCACCGTCAGCCGGGCCGGGAATAACCTTTTTGCAGATGCCGGGCATGATGTTCAGTTGCCCCTGCGTCACACCGTTGAGTTTTATTTCCTCGGGCTCTGCTAGCTCTTCACCCACCAGCCGCTTATCGACCCAGGCTACGCCCTTGGCGACGTTTGTGGACGACATGTTCAGGCCTTTGTTCAGTTCGTCCGGTGGACAGCCGTACCACTCGCCAATGAGGATCAGCGACCCGGCAGGTGGGCAGAACTGGCGCCCGTCCGGTAATTCAGCGGCAGTACCGTCGGTACGCGCCCACCAGAGGTTAGAGAACGGCTTCGATTCGCCCCAGTCATGGGAACGGTTAACCGTCCAGCTAGCCGGGATGCGGAAAGGTTTAATGACGTGATGGGAAGCATTCCAAAGGTGGTCAAAGCGCCCGCCGCTGGTGACATCCCACGAGCCCTCAACCCAAGCTTTGCGGCGGTTCGGGTCTTTGATGGCCATCAGTGTGGCAATGTACTGGGGATCCAGATACGGGTTCTCTTTAAAAGAGCCGTGAATCGCCACGCGGGTAAGCGTCACATCCTCTTCCCGCTCGGTCTGTGGATTGAACACTTTCTGCGTTTCGCGAATGATGGTGCCGCGCGGCGCAGGCTCGATGAAGCGCTTCTTCACCCAGGTATGGCCGATGCCAAACGGGTTTGTCGTACTGAACGTTTCGAGCGGGATCGGCTTCAGCTGCGACCCATCATCACGTGGATAGTTTTCCGGCCGGAACGATGAGCGCCGACAGGAAAACATCATCTCGTAGAACTCGGACGATTGCTGCTTGGTCAGTTCGTTGAAGCCAATGAACGGGAACTCCTGACCGTGATAGTCCCAGTAGTCACCTTCTTCTTTTCCGAAGCGGAACAGCAGTTCTTCGCCAGTGGGCCATACCCAGCGTAGCTCGGATGCAGACGCCAGATAGCGCGCGCCGTCGTTAAACAGGCGATACATACGCTTTGACTGGGTGATGATGTCGGTGAGGTTCTTATACTCGGTATCGAAAATGACACCGCGCCAAAAAGATCCATAGCCCAGACCAACGAGGCGACGAAAGCGTGCCAGTTGCGCGGCGGTTTTACCCGGCCCGCGCGTTCCCTCGTAGAGGATTTCGTTACACGGGCAGCTCAGGGAGAGCGATTGCGATCCCGGCAAAGGTTTCCAGACGGCTTTGTAATTCATCCACCAAGAACCTCGCTCTGCTGCTTCTGCGCTGCCGCTTCCCACTCGTCTACGTTATCGCAGGATGGGACCGGCATTATGCTGTGTGTGGCTACTACTTTCTGTTCGACCTGTTCTTTGAAGGCCTGCACGCGAACATGTTTGCCAAGTAGTTCGAGGTTCTTCACTTTGTCGGGCCATTTAACCTTTTTGAGGATGGTTTCAGATGTCTCCTCGTCGAAGTTCTGGATCGTGGTGCTGATATCCAGGCCGGTTAGCGAAATTCGCCAGGCCTTTGGCCATGAAGTGATGGGCTTAAGGCTCCCGTCATCATTCAGGATATCCAGAACGTCCATCTGGTCGATTTCAACCAAGCGCCGGAGCACATAATTCGCATCAATACCCACATCCTCGTTGCGCTTACTCTTGAGTTCGGCGATCCTTTTTTGGATGTCAAGTTTTGACAATAATTGAGCAGCTATACGGTTTGCAGTTTTGACGCTGTACCCCGCCCGAATAGCCGCTTGCGTGGCGTTTAAATCGATGAGGTACTCGCGACAGAACATTTCTTGTTTGTCGGTGAGTGCCATTATTTTTTCCTTGTAGGGATTATTTCATGAATAATTTCAATCCACTAACATACCTTGATTCATCGGCACACTTTGAGGTCATGGACAAAATTCATCAAGATGCAGCTGATAGACAGTTTGCTGTAACGGGTAATTTTGCCAATGAATTTCATCTGCGATTAACTCAATGGGTGAATAATTTCCATCGTAATCTTGAAGATGACTACGAAGTTGGTGGGCAGTTGGTTTCTTTTGGTCAAACGCAGACCTTCACATTTACTAGCATTGGTTACTGGGACCCATCATTGATATCTTTTAAAGGGCTGCGTGAAGATGGAAGTCCAATCGAACTTGTTCAGCATGTATCCCAAATAAGTGTTCTTCTCGTGAGAATGAGGCGTCACAATCTTGACGAGCCTAAACGACCTATTGGTTTTGCAAGTTGGGATGAATATGACCAGCAAGTTAGTGAGTGGGAAAAAAGCTTAGACGAAATTTAACCAATTTTTCATCATCAGGCATACCGTAAATGCGCCTGATGATGAACCTTGAAATGGAAAAAAAAGCGTTCTGACAAGCCTTTTGCTTTGGTGTCAGACCTGCCATAGTTCACTCCATTTATCCCCTACAGGGTATATTTGAGATTTATCCGCTAAAGGGGATATTCAATTTTTAGCTATTAAAAAACCGCCCGTAGGCGGTTTAGGGAAACCCATTAGTTACTTAACAAAAGTAATGCTATTCGGGTTAAGGATGATTACCTGTCCATTGTCTCGCTCAACGATGGCCTTAACTGGTGTATGGAGTTGGTTTGATTCATCGTAAGTTTCGATTGGAGCAAACTGGACGAACGTTCCCTCTTCCTTCTCGCCATGCATAGAAAATGTGCATTTACGTTTTTCATCTGCCATACAACTTCCCCTTTTTTTATTAAAGAATCATTTTTATAACAGAAATGAAATTTGTCGCTAAGATCTGAATCAACAATCTAAACATGCACATTAGTAATTTCACTATGGCATGCGAATAACTGTGACGCTAGCCGGGTGGCTATGCTTAAAGTCCAGTGGAGAGACTGTGTCAGAGCCTCAGGGATGAGGTTCTATTTGAATCTGTCTGACCATGTTGATGGATTCGTGCGGATATTCTTAATGTCCCACGCTTACGCTTGTTGTTACCTGGTATGGTGCCAGGATGTACAAGACTCTGATGCGGAGAATGCCAACTCCGGGGAAACATCAATAAAAAGAGCACATAAACTGAGACTCCTGTAGCCCTCCTTGTGAGGGCTCTTTTTTTAGCCATTATCAAGCGCCCCGGGTGAGACGCTTTGTAATGGCAATAAAAGGGCCGCCTAAGCGACCTCTTCTTTGAAAGATATGTTTATAGAAGTTTAATTTTCACGTCATAACCTTCCAGACCGGTCATCGCTTCGCGAGCAACAAACTGAATCTCAGAGACTTCTTTTCCTGTTTTTTTTCTTAATTCTGAAATTTTTTTTGCGATCAAAGCGGAAATTTCTTCTTCGGTCTTTTGTGTCAGAGCATCAACTTTCATTTGGGCCTCTTCTGGTTTACTCATATTCCCATTCTCCAGCAAGGTGATAGTTGTTAAATCACTATCTTCCACTATAAATGTCTATAAATTATAGACTAATGATGTTGTCGCTGCATACACCTACCAAACCCTGCTTTCCTCCCTGGATGGAAACCCTGATACGTTGGTCTGTGACAAAAAAAGCCCCTGCATCACTGCAAGGGCTTTGGGTATATGATGCCGGGTGCCTCCCGGAGAGTCGTTGGGATAACCACCCGTGACTCGCTGCTTCAGTCGTTCATGATGAGCGCCAGTGTAGAAGAGCCATCCGGTTAATTAGCCCCTCCGCTTAGGGGGATTCACCATAATTCGTTTACAGCATGGATATAAAAAAGCGATCAGTTATCGACATGCCAGTAAGGATTCCCGGGCGTTATTGGCGCTGAGTTCACAGATACTTTTTCACTGCGTTTGAAACTTCTTCCTGAGTAAGCTCTCGATCAGAAGCTACACAAATCTCGAGATGATCCCCCGTCAGTGAATGAATCCCGGTAAGCATTATTTTTAGGGAGACTTCATCACCGTTTGGGTAGCTTCGAACAATCGATGTTACAGGCTTAAGTACATTTGCGACCTCTACCTGCTGCGAGTTGAAGAAAACCAATACTTTTTTCATAAATTTGCCTTAGTCCCCTCTTGCGTCTGTTTTAAGGCAGATGTCGCTTTGTCTTCAGATAACCGCAAATGTCTAAGAAAGGCCACGCTACTGCGTGGCCTTTGTAAGTATTGCATTCCATTCAGTCCACCATGCTCCGGAGCCACCGGACAAAGCCATGACTAAAGGGCTTCCAATACACCTGTCAGATTGATAATCCATACAGGATGGGTTGAGTCTACATGTTAAAAAAAAATCGACACCTTCTAAAAAGGTATAGTTATGTTTGTGTCGTTTTTTAGAATATATGGACTCACTCAAACTGAGATCGCAGTGTAATCCACTACTCTCATAACGAAACGCTAGAGATGTTATTAGTAAGCTCACTTTGGAATGGCTACTGTGAGTTGCGCGACGCATCTATCTTCCTGATGCTGGCCTTATCAATGTTGCACTGCCCTAGCGCTGATAACAGGCTTACATTCAAATCCAGGCTGGTCCCATAGGTCAGCGGATCGGGAATTGCAGGTTGCGGCGTCTCAGCTATCAGGTTTGCCGGCAGCGGTACCATCGGAACCGGTACGTATACTGTCCGCGTACTTCCGCAGCCGGTCAGTAGCTGCAGCAGGCACAGGCCGACGAGCGCAATCATCATTCGCAACAGCCACTTTGATATCTGCCTGGACTCTCTGTGACTCCAGTGCGATCTGCTGTTTTGCATTCTGATTTGCCTCGGAGATGGTGTTAATAATGCTCACCGCCTGAATGACATTGGCGGTAATGGCGTTTGCAGACTCGGCTTGCTGCTCAGCTCTATCTGCCCGTATTTTTTCACGACTGGCCTTGTCGCTGTAATACCAGGCCGACCAGCACGCTCCGCCGAACAGGCACAGGATGAACACGACGATCGCAATGAGGTAATGGGATTTCATCAGAACCCCCCCGGCGCTGATGCTGGCATCCCAGGGTTAAGCGGCCCGACACCACCATTGAATAGTTGCGGCTTTTGCTGCCATTCACAGACTTCACGCTCAATCTCGCGCCGGGTGATGAGGCCCTTCCACTGCTGGCCACCAGCATACGTCCAGCGCTGCAGCTCTTTGCACGCGCCCGGAACATCGCCAGCATTCAGTTTTTTCAGCAGCGTGGAGCGACTAAACGCGCCAGCGCCCACGTTGTAGGTAAACGAGTAAAGCGCTGCCCGGGTAGGTTCAGGGATGCGGACCTTAATCAGCGGATCGATGGCTGCCGCCACCTTGCGCAGGTCGGACTGCAGCAGAGCATCGCACTCTTTGTCGGTGTAACGGTGGCCGCGGCGAACGTATGCGCCGGTATGTCCATCACATACAGTCCAGACTCCAACGACATCCTGATATGCGTAATACCGCCGCCCTTCCAGCCCGTCAGCATTACCCAGCATGACTGCGGCAATGGTTATCGCGCCCGATCCGCCCAGGATGGCCTTCACGAGCTTACTTTTCAGCGTCGGGTTCATTCTGGCTCCTGTCGCGGCGATTATCTTCGCGGATTTTGAAGTACAAATTTGTCAGGTACGTAAGAACAGCGACAACTATGCCCACCAGCACGCCGATGGCGTTCCATTGCTCAGGGCTGTATGCGTTAAGGATGCCGTTCAGCACGCTCCCCGCAGAGGCGCCGTAAGCCGCGCCGGTGGTTATTTTGTCCATTCGTGACATCTCTCACCTCCGATAGTTTCGGGGTGCTGTGCGGTGTGAAGGGATCAGGCTCTCCGGATGAATTAACGACAAAACGAGTGATGGGTGTTTCCGGGAGCCTGAAATAGAAAAAGGCCACCAACCGGCAGCCTTGAGAATAGATATTTCCTGATGAGATGTAGATTGTGGTGCCGGGTGCCTCCCGGTGACTCGTTACCAGTTATGCGAGTCGCAAGCATATTTATAGATAACTTTAACTGGTTTGCCCCGCCGCATAGGGGGATTCACCAGTATTAAATCTAGATAAGTTTGAGCAAAGCACTAATCCGATCTTCTAAAAATCAGGTGGGGATAGCGGACCCTGTAATACTTTAGCCTCGCCGTCATGGCAGATGTCATCGCTTTGCGTGAGATGCCATACACCCGTTATGGTTCGACCCGTTTCGAGGTCTTCGGTTTCGTCGTTGGTGAAGTACGCAACCTGAACCCTGCCGTTGTGCTGTATCCAGTAGAAACCTTCTTCCATACTTACCGCCCCCTGACAGTTCTGATAGAACTAATCCAGCCGACATTATATGACTTATTAGATACAGGCAAAGAAGATGTGGACTAAGTGTGGTGCCGGGTGCCTCCCGGTGAATCTATGCTAGACCATAGAACCGCGTCATTCACCCCTCTGTCTAGTCGCCCCACCGCATAGGGGGATTCACCACTGAGACAGTCTAATGGCTTACATTAAATAAGACTAATCTTATCTGTTTATAGTCAGGCTCTCCGGATAAATTAACGACAAAACGAGTGATGGGGGTATCCGGGAGCCTGAAAAAAAGCCCGCCGAAGCGAGCCCTGTAATGTGCGTGGATACTATTCCTGAGCGGAACTGGTGTCCTTCTGACGTATCTCAACGATTCGAGACTGTTCATCCACGATGATAAGCACTGTCTCATCCCCAGCGAAAGCCATCAAATTATCTTCTTTAGAGATGATTCGACAGGGCATCCCTATCAGCTCTTTAACTGATGTTGGCGCTTTCCACGGCCACGGCACAGGACGAGTATCTGTTGTCATAGGCTCTCCGTTTATCATGTGAAAATGGCATGACTACCATTTGAGCCTAATAGACTTTTTGGATAACGGAGCCCCTAAAACGACAAAACCCGCTCGGTGGCGGGTTTCTTAACGGTGAACA